ATCACGTGTACGATGCCATCCTTGATGTATGATGTGACCGCTGACATGGGATCCAAGTTGAAGTCTATGCCCACGTGTAATATGTTGTTGTCCAAGGGTTCATCAAAGTTCTTGACATTGTGGGCCATTGAGAAAGCATGATATATGATTCCTGAATATGTTTCCCAGGTTGCTTCATACTCCTGCCTGTAAGTTTTGGCATCCAAGTCTCGTTTGGCCTGTTCAATCTCTTGATCATCAACGAAACCACCCTGTATGGTGGTGTATTGATATGAGCTCCATTCCGTTTCAGTGGGATCCTGTCCCCTCTGATATAGATCATGGAACCAGTTCATGCCCTTGGGTGTTCCTGTGAATATGGCACCACCTTTGGTGTCTGAAAGTGTGGGTCTCAACACTTCAGTGAAAGCGGATTCTTCTATGTCAGCACATTCATCCAATACCATGAAATCAATACCAACTCCCCTTAGGCTGTCCCTGTTCTCTGAACCTCTCAAACTGATACGTGATCCATTCTTTAGGAATATTGTGAGTTCCGCTTCGTTGATCCTGTTGATCCAACGCAGGTCTTTCAATATCTCTTTGAGTTTGACCCAACATATCTGTTTGGCCTGCCTGTATGATGGACAGATATACCATACCAATCTGTTTGGAAGCCTGGCATGATAACACAATTCTCTGATGGCCAAAGTGGTCTTACCAAATCGTCTGCCAGTGACAAGAACCCTGAAACGGGCATTGTCATCAGCGACCTTTCTCTGAGGTTCTGATAGTTTCATTACTATTAATTATTATAAGTGTTGGCTAGAGGTTAATTTTTTCTAGTATGATGTCAAATTCACCACCCATTGCGGTGGCAGTTGAGGACATCTTGCCTCTGAGTTCAATGTCTGTCTTTTCACCAAATACCAAAGGCACTGTGTATGTGATGTCAATCTTTTCACCTGCTGATGTCCATTGTCCTTTGACATTGAATATTTCTCCGTCTGTGTTTCGCTTGGCCAACAGTCTCAGCCTTGAACCCCTGTCTTTGACTTCCACCGTTGCTGTCACTCTGGTAAGATATGCCCTGTAGTTTCTTGGCACTGTGTACACACACATCAGGGTCTGTCCAGCACCCGCGGCCAGGTAAGCCACTGTGCTCACTGTGGAATCTGCCTGTGTGTGTATGGCATTGATCACATCCACATTGACCGTGCCTGTGTTGGCAGTCAACATTTCCATCCTGTAAACTCTTCTGAATTGTTTTTGTCCTTCAACACCACCTATGGTCAGTATTTCTTGTGTGATGTCCCAATTCTCATCCAAACCCTGAACTTTGACTGTGCCACCATTGTCATCAGAGTCATCTGCTGTCAGGTGTATCGTGCCTGCCGTGGCTGGATATGTGTAGTTCGTGGAACCTTCCCATATGGTCTCATATGCTGTGCCCACTGATTCATTGAATCCAAATTTGTTGATAGATGATAGGTCTTCCCAATCACCTCTGGCTATGCCTATGTTTCTTTGTATGTCATTGTTGGCGTGTCTTAGATCTCTAATACTTGGCATTATTTCTCCTCCCATGGTAAAGGTGCGGTGTTGGCCTCATCTGTTGGAGTGTCCTTCTGATCAAGATACTGTTTGCCCATCCAAATCAACATTCTCACATCTCCAGCCAGTGCCTTTTCCATTTGAGCTCTTCTCAAACTTTTTTTACCTTCAGCTCTGCCTTTTTCAATTAAATTTTTGAATCTTTTTTCCAGTGTCTTCACTGACGTGCCCACCACTTCCGCTATCTCCTGATAGGTACAGTGTAGGGTTGCCAATTTGAAGATCAGATCGTGATCCAGTTTGTATGATTTCTTTTGTGCGTCCATTATAAGTGTTTCGCTCCTATGACGATCCTGAATCTTCTTGAATCAGTGTCACCGTTTGTTGTGACTATCTTGCAATCCACATTATAAACATTGCCTGTGGTACCATTGGTCAATCTTATGCCCACCACATCACCCGTGATGTTCACATCTGTCGCGGCATCTGTGGGGAATGCCAATGGAGATGCATCTCCCGTGATTGTTTCTATTGTGACAGTGGCACTGTTGATGTCATCTGATGCGTTTAGATAATCTGTGAAATCAACACCGTACTGTATGTTGGCATCTGGATGCTTTTCAATGTAAGCACCTGCGTTGTCTCTCTTGAATCCTGTTAAATTTGCCATTATCTTTCTACCCTCACTCTTGGAATGACAGATTGGCTCGTCATTATTGGTTTTCTAATCTTGTATGATCTTGTTTCTTGTGGCACCAACAAACTCCTTGTTTCTGTCTTTGCTTTATTTACACGAGTTTCTGCCAAAACTTTTATGTCCATAGATTCTATTGGCACCAAAATGGTTCTTGTTTCCTGTAGAACCGTCAAAATGTTCCATGGATCTGGCAATCCAATCAATCTTCCCACCGTCAAAGTGGAATATAGAGCATTGAATATTTGACCATATGCCAGATCAAACAGGGCCGTGGCATCCACTGATTGTGTGAATTGTGGCAATAATGATTGCGGTATACCTGTGGTGTAGTTGGCATTGGTTGATTTTGTGAAAGCACTTGAGAATGTTTGCGGTATGCCTGTGGTATAATTGGCATTGGTTGAATGCGTGAATATGGTGGTGATGTTTTGTGGCACTCCTGTGGTGAAGTTGCCATCCACTGATGTTGTTATAGTAGAATCAAAATTCTGTGCCTGACCACTGACTGCTATGCCCCTGAATCTATCAAAGAATGTGTCTGCCTGTTCAAACGCAGATGATATGGTTTGTGGAATACCTGTGGTATAATTGGCATTCACAGATACAGAAAATGAACTGCTTGTGGTAATTGTTGGCTGTTGTAGATATCCACCCAATACCTTGGCGGCCGTGAATCTTGAAAATAGTACTCTGCTTTCCCAACTGTCACCAAACCACTCGTCCCATGTCCTGTCAATGACATTGGATTCAGCAAAATCATCCCAACTGTAATCTCCCAGTGATGCTTGATCAGATGGTGATGCGGCTGATACCGTGAATGCTGAAGAAAATTGTTGATTTTCTAGGAAATAATCAAATTCAAGATAGTCTACAGCAATATATTGATTGACTAAGGCCATTGTTTGGCTTCTCCTGTTATTATGCTAGGGAGATAGTCAAATTTGATGTAGAAATTTGGAAAGTATCCCCGTTTAAAATCTCTTTTGGATTGTCCAATTCACCATAGAACAACACATTGCCTGAACCAATTGAGTTCCCATCAACCACTGCTATACAAGTCACAGTTGATCCTGAACCTGCTGAGTTTGTGTAATCTGCTGATGCTGTTGGAAATGTGACATTGGCATTGTTGGCGGCTGAACCACCTGCGGCGTTTGCGAATGTGACTGCTGTTCTGGCATATGCTGAAGCAGATGAATCTGTTCCATATGTTGTGATTTCGTATTCACCCCAGTTGCCTGATCCTTGAGCACCTGTACCTGATTCCAGGGCCGTTAATACTGTGGCCGCTGTGCCTGAGAACAGTGCTATGTAGAGATTTGATGCTGGAGTGTAATCTTTGGCACCTAGACCCAATGTATGGTCTAACAATTCATTTTCTAAATAATTTGATGCGGCTGACATTTGTTTTTCTCCTTGTTTGTAATATTACAGAGTTATTTATAAAATATCTATAGACCCTCTGCAGACGAATCAACTAGATCATTGTCAAAATGGAACAAGGCCAGTGTGTTCTCGTCAGAAACAAAGGCACTGGTTGAAGGTGTGAAATTGCTGGTGTATCTCTGTGTGTTGCTGATCCTTATTTCATCCCAATACACACCACCTGAGAAGGATATGGAACCATCACTTTTAAAAAATCCAAAAGAGAAATTTCTATTGGTAGGATAAACACTGGCATCATTATATAGATCACTGATATCAGGATTTGGTTGTTGTTCAACTCCATTGATGAACCATGTTATATTACCAGTTGTGGAATCTGTGCCTCTGGATACCATTGCGAAGTGAACCCATTCCGCGGCATTCATTACTCTTCTACCATGTTCACCATTTTGACCAATACATCTCCACGCATCATTGAGGCCTGGATCAACCATTGTGAATCTAACAGGAGTGGCAAATTCAGCCAATCCAGCAAGGCTGATATCCAAACCACTAATACCTGGATCATCATCTGTGGTTCTCACCCACCATTCAATGGTCCATGCGTGATCACTGTTGAGAAAAAAATCCCTGTCCTTGGGATACACTGTGATTTGACATTGACTATTAGGTAATGGTGTGCCCATGTTGGCCTGTATTGAATGTGTTCCAAATTTGGATGTGGTCTCAAAACTGGTATTGCTGACAGTTATGTCCGCTGGCAAGGCCGTTGCTCCTGGTCTGATGTTGGAACCAAAAAATCTTCTTGAACCAAAAGGCATTAGGCGATCCTTTGAATGATGCTTCCTATGTAATCAGTGCCATCATAGAACACAGTCACGGTATCAATCTTGCCTGATGCTGTGGTCAACGTGGGTGCTCCATCTGGAAACTTGACTGCTGTGGATGAATCACCAGCCGTGAATGTTGCTGTCTTGTTGTCAGCATTGATCTTGATGATCAATAATGCTGATGTTCCTATGTCCATGTTTACGAAATTGAATTCACTGTCATCGTTCAATGTGACAGTATGCACAGGTGCCACTGTGGCATCAACAGGTATGTCACCTGAGGTTGCTGATATGTTGTTCACAGTTTCTTTGGGTGTCTGTGTGATGTTTGTGAATTTAGAATTAGATGTGTTCAATTCTATCTTTTGTGTGCTGGAATTATAAACCAGGATGTCTCCATCTGAGGCACTTGACACATTGAAGTAGTCAATGACGTCATTGACGTTGTCAACGTTCTGTTTGATGTCTGGTCTTGCCAATCTTGGTTTGTCTGATCCCGCATCTAGATTGGCTGTTGATGCTTTAGTTCCTGATGGCCAAGTTGTCATTTATGTCTCCTAACTTCTCGCATAGTATGGCATCACGTGTTGGACACCGTTGATTTTTACTTGAATATATCCTGATGGTGTGGCTGGCAATGCTGATGCTCCACCTGCCGCTCCCACAGTTGATTGTGATTCAACAGCGATATTCACTTCACCCGTGCCATTCTCTGATATCTTGATGTCATCATCAGTGGTGAATGCCTTGATCTCGTTTGATTTGAAATTGAAACCACCTATCCTGTTGTTGATGCTGTCAGGTCCAATATACACACCATATGTGTTGGTTGCCCTCAGTGTCGTGTCATGGAAATAAAATCCATATTCATTGGTGAATGTGGTTGTGGCACCATTGCCCGCATAAAACACAGGTGTGACATAATAACCATAGGCATTTGTGAGGTTGATGGTATCACCTGAGTCCGCTGATAGTTGGTGTAATGATCTGTATGCTATCACGTCTGATGCGTTCAGTGTGCCCTGTCCTCCTGAACCCAGGAAGAATGCTCCTGATGTGTTT